TTAGTGGTGTATTTTATAAGGACCCTATATAAGAGAACTGTCACATCGTCATACGGTCATAAAAAAGAGGAGCCGAAGCCCCTCCTTAGTATTAACCCTTAAAAAATTATGATAGCTCAAATGTAGTACTAATCTCATTCTTAGTCATTCTCTCTTGAAAACTTTTTAACAATTTAGTAGGGAAGTTACCTGTGATTGTTACCCTAGTTTCTTCGTCATCTATTGGCATAACATCGACATCAAAGATATTAATGTCTGACCTTTTTGGCCTAATGAGTTCTGGAATGGGGTATATCATTTTGAGATAGTTTTGGTCTTTTCTATGGTACCAATACTTGTGTTCCTGTATCCCATGCACAACCGTACTATGATCGCGGTTGAAGTACTGACCAATCATTGTAGTGGTCATATGCCTGTTCTCATACATGTAGTTGTACAGGTAGTACCTCTTGCTAACTATGTCCTGCTTTCTGCTAGGAGTGTCTAGCTGATATGCCCTAATGATATCCATTATATCTTCATTCAGGACTTGGCTCAGTTTTAATAGTTCCTCATTCATAGCTCTTGAATTTTGTAACCCCATTGCAGGTACTGCTCTAAGGTCTCAGGTTGTTCATTCTCTTTGTAATAGAAATTTAGTTGATAAAGAAAGTTTTTCTCATCAGCTCCCATATAGCACCAGAATCCACCTTCTGGCTCTACTTTATCTTCTATCCACATTTTGTAGTACTTTGTGTATTTCATTAGTCTAATCTTTTAGGGTCATTAACTCCTTTGAACAGGTTGCTTGTAGTAGCTATCATGCCGGTAGCTTTCATGAAGTCAACCTCAGCCTTGGCACTGTTTATCACTGAGTTAGATAGGTTAGAAATTGCCTGAGCTTTTTCTACTTCAGTAGATAGTTGTTCAGGTGTTAGCTCATCATCATTTAATCTCTCTAGAGCTGCAAAGAGGTGATCTCTAAGATCGTTCATTCCGTTTCTTGCCATTGTTTATTTGTTTATTAAGTTTACTTTTTAATTTCATGACCTGCTGTAGCTCCATTGGGAACCTTTGGATGCTATTCTTAGTCATGTTTGTGTTCATTGGGATGCACTCCAGGTTGCTCAGCTCTAAGTTCATGGTGTTACCATCAATAAACCTCACTATGTGCTTTGCAGGGATGGGTCCATTAGCCTGCTCCCACATCAACCGGTGCGTTAATACCCATACGCTATCTGCTAATTTTGTATAGTGATACAATCTGCCTGCTGTATCTTTACGGATGCTAGTTGCATTGGCCTCCCTAGTATTGAATGGCTTATTGCCTTTCTTAAACATCGTAGCAGCTGCATTAGTTAGCAGTAGGTTAGGACATTTCATGCCTTTGTTGAATGGCACATGACCTTTAGGATACCTGGTGTACTTACCTGCGTTTAACATTAGGGCCCTGTTTATTGCTTTCTTTGTCTTAGGGTCTTTCTTTATGCCTCTGCTGTACGTTCTATTGTACACTTGGGATGCAGTCAACCCTAGATACTCACCTAATATCTTAGCAGGAATGTATGGGTATAGTATTTCTAGTATCTTATCTTGTCGCATATTTTCTCAATTACAAAGTGTCCGTAAATATGAGTTCCTGCTGCCCTGAACTGTTGGAGTTTCCAATGGCAGAGTGCTTTGGTAGGGAACTCATAGCTTTCTGCGAGCTTGCTTTCATAGAAGTATAGTAATCGGTACATGTGTTCTTACATTTAAGGTATTCTAAATATAGGGAGGTATTAAAGGAGCCTCCCTTATCTCCTGCAAATGACTGCTTGGTCCACCATCTAGCCATTTCGGATATATCTCTATGCATCATACCTCCACTCATCCTCATCAAAGTAATTCATAGGGTCCTGCATGTCTCTAATCATGTCAGTATCCTGGATGCACCAAATAATCTCTTCGTTGAGTTGGTCAAGTTGTGTATCCGTTAGGATGTAGTCAAGCTCCACCTCACCAATCACCTGAGTAGCTGATACATTGCTCAGCTCCACCTCATAGCTCTCCTCATTTATGTTAGTTATTTTGAACTCACAGTTACCATGCACATCATCAAAGTCAAAATAAGCTACTTCAATTCCTATTGTTACTTGCATATCATAAAGATTAAAACGTTATACATTGCCACCATGGTACCCACGACCACAGCAAAGCTTGCTACTACATTCAATAGTTCTTTTTTCATCGGTTAGCGTTTAGGATGGTTAAAAAATCTTCGGTGTTATCTAATGCTGTCTGAGTCATTTCCTCAGTAGCTTCAACAAGCAGCTGCTCTAGGAATAAAGCAAGTACCTCTGCATTGTTTTCATGTGTATTGATAAAGTCAAGGGCTCTTTCAAACTGTTTCATATATCATTTTTAAGTGTTAATACCTTACAAAGATATATAAAGTTTCATATATGCAAAACATTTTGCATAATTTTCCACAAATTTAGAATGATTCTAAATAAGCAATCAGTTGATAAGCTTAAATAATCTCCGCAAAAATCAGGCTATAGACTTACGCTTGTATAGATATTCCTGATACTTAGTGAACACCAGGTGATTTATTTTGTAGTGTTTTTTGCAGTCCTTGCATAGTATCCAATGGTGTACAGTGCCTGCAGCTGTGACTACTTTCTTATTGTACTTAACATTTATTCCTGCACATTCAGGGCACTCATACTTTTCACCTCCGTATTGGATGGCATAGTTATGGTTTACAGTGGCATAGCTGTTAAGTTTTTCAAATACTGACTCAAGTACCTCAACATCCATCTTACAATAGGCCACCATCTTATCAAGTGCCTCCTGGTCTTTGCGAAATACGATATCTTTCCACAGGTCAAGGCCTCCTGTTTCCATCTTAGCACCTACCTTAAGTAGCTTAGCTATGTAGTCTAGTTTATTGCTATTAAAATTAAAGTACTTTTTAGCCCATTTAAGCGTGTCTATAGTCTTGGGTGATGGCATAAACTGAATACCATGGAATAAAGCTCTTGTGCGTATCCATTTGAGGTCAAATCTATCCCCATTGTGAGCCACAATCTCATCTGCTTGAGCTAGAACTTTGACAAATTTCTCAATCATTTGCTTATCGCTCTGTGATTTTGACCATGTTAGGCTGTGAATTTCATCCTCACCCTCCCATTTATAGCATATGCAGATGATTGCACGTTCATGAATGATATCACCCGGGTTGATTGTTAGGTTGTATCCTGTCCTCCAGAACACACCGACATTGAATGAAGTCTCAATGTCATAAAAAAGTCGTTTTCTCATAGCTTAAATAGCAGGGCAATCCTATCTAGGAGCCCTTTTTGTATTAGAAATCTTAGGAGTATCCCTAGAATAAACGCAACAATCACAGGCCACCATAGTATTTTGTACTTTACTACCTCTTTAGCTTGAGCAGTTTTATAGATAGTCTTACCTCGTATCCTTTCAACCCTTGTTTTATATCTATACTCAATCCTTGTTTGCCATCTTGTTTTTGGTACGTACACGTTATTGAATTGTATCACCGTATCCTTAGTGGTATAGAATTTCTCCCATACAATAGTGTCATTCTTAATAACAGGGAATGAGTCAACAGTTGTTATCCGGATGGTGTCACTATCCTGTACTAACTGCAAGCCATTCTTTAATGCTTTCTTGTAGTGCCATTGAGCTCGCTTAGGAGCTGAGCATGATAGCAGGATGAGTATAGGTATTAAATATCTCATAGGCTTTGTAACATCTTAATCATTCTAGGGCATGGGTAAATATCTGCCTTATCTTTTCTCACACTGTTGTGCGTGTAGATCCCTGCAGTACCTTTGAATGCCTCTTTATCTATGGCAAATATCTCAGCCCGGTAAGTCTTAGGAATGTCATAGGTATCACACAGGTACTCCACCAACTGCCGAGTGCTTTCAATCTGTTCATCCGTATATTTGTACCAATACTTATTACCCTTGTATGGTGTATCTAATGTAGTTACCATTGATGGGTCCACCACTCCCTTAACATAATTGTAGTACTTACCATCCTTTAGCTTCAATGGGCCCCAATTACACACCTCAATACCTACGGATAGCTTGTTTAGGTTTTGATATTTTAGTCCATGAGCTGAAAAGTCCTGACTATCTATCCCAAGGTGATAAGCCCAATGCTTAGAGCTGAAGCACTGTACTATTGTACCTCTTTCACCTATTACAAATGCAGTAGCTATTCTATCTGAGTTGCTATTCCACCAACGTGATACAGCTACAGGGTTACCATTGCCTGCAGTGTGGTGTAGATAGATTTGTTTTTTCTCAGACTCCTCATGGAAGTACTGACTGTTAGATAGGCGTTCCTGATATATCTTGCTTGTGTCTAATTTCATCCACCTCTTTTTTAATATCCTTAGCTCTAGCAAAAAGATTTTTCATTGACTGCCATAGGTCAAGCCCTTTCACTGCTTTATAGTTTTCATTGATACTCATAACCTCAATAGATACCAGGATGAGTGCAAGTACCTTAGTGAGTAGTAACTCTACTGAGAAAAACTGCAGGATTATATGGTTAAGAATGAATTGGTCAATCATGTAGAACATGATAACAGTAACCTCATAGAGTAACATCTTACTAATGATGGCAGATAGGCCCCTGCTTGTGATTGGCACCTTGCGTTTAATGCTCTTCCATACCCCTGTGATAGTATCAAGTACGATCACAAAACCAACTAGAAACAATAAGCCTGAAATAGGCATTAAGAATGCACCAATGGTAGCTGTAAGCTTCAACCAATTGGCTTGCATTGTAGCTAGTAGTATGGATAGCTGTGACTTCATTACAAGATTAGGATGCTGTTATTGTACCCATTCTCAAGGAAGTTACCACACATACCTGTGCAGGTAGTTTGATATTGATTGATGCAAGAGCAGTGGTTGAACATTGGACGTAGGTCAGTATCCATGTTGGTAGTGGATATAAAGATAGGGAACAAGTTTCGGTTAGCAAGTAGCCATCTTATAAGACGTTGCTCAAAGAAACTAGCTTTCTGTGCATAGTGTTCCATACCAAAAGCTACCTCACTGCGTGATACGCTTGCTGAATAATCTCCGTTTTGAGTCTGAAGTCCTTTGTTTTTTAGCTGATACGTCAACCCAAAAACAGCATCCTCTGCACTTCTCCATGCAATGACAGGCTGAATGAACTCTACTAGGTCAATCTCATCGGGTGTAAGTGTCTGAGCATTGTAAGCAGCAAGCATGTGATTGTAAAATGTGGTGCCTAAGATAGGCTGTATTCTTAATGCTGCCTGAGTAGCTATGTATGGGGTCACATCCGTTACATCAACATTAGCTGTTATCGGTGTGTTAGTCTTGAGGTAGGTTTCAGTTATAAAGTACAGCATTATACAGTAGGTTGAGTAGGTTCATCAATAGGAGGTAAAGATGCTAGAGCTCTAATCTCATTGGTAGTCATTTTTTCAAGTACTTTGCCAAGCAATGCATCACTCAAGTTGTTCAATGCATCTTTTACTCTGCTTGTTTCCTCATCTACCTCAACAATAGTATCTCCAATGATTTGAAAGTTATTGATTGTAAACTCAGCAGGGATGCGTGCAATGGTAAGTATCTCCTGAAAGATAGTAGTCACCTGTTGACGTAGCTCCATTACTACATTTTTCTCAAATATCACATAGGCTTGCTTGATGTCTGACCCATTCCCCAAGCTACCTGTGGTACGGATACCCATTAAGATAGGGTCAATGGTATGTGAGAAACAAATCTGCTCAGTGTTCAATGCAGATGCCTCATGAAATAGCTTATCATTGCCATTAGTTGGTAGGCTTTCAATCTTAGGTAATTGGTCCGCACTGTTAGCAAAGAATGCAACTGCCTTACCTGCATTGGCTGCACCTTTAAGACGGTCAATAGTTTCTTTGATCATGTGTTTTTCCTCCTCAGACTGCGGTCTTTTAGGGAACATCATAGCGAATGAAGGGAACACACTATTTTGAATGTTACTTTTTGCGAAGTAAGATAGCTCACCACTTAAAAAGGCAAAGTTTAATGCACTTGTATAGGTAGGTAGTGGGTAATAATCCTGCCCAACTGACTTAACCTCATAGCAATATAGCTGACATTCATCCGTACAGGTAATATGATAAGGCTTAATTCTTTCAGTATCTATCCTGGTACTCCAATCATCCGATAAATAGTAGTACTTTTTGCATGGTGATACTCTTACTTTCTCAGGGGATACATTCTCAATCTTAACTAATTTCTTTTTATCACCAAAATATAGCTTGAAGTACACACGATTATGGATGATTAGCTGCTTAGTCACAGCCTTAACAGTATGCTTGAGGTTTGCTTTCTTTTCAAAGGCAAACATGTCTAGCTTTTCTTGTGGTGTAAGCTTGTCAGTGGTAAGGTTAAACCCTCCACCAATTACAGCGTTGGTCTTAAAGTCAACAATGGCACCATGTAAAGGTGAGCTGTAGTACATTTGATTGAGCATTTCAGGGTATAGGTTACCCTCACCAAAACGAACCCATGACTCCTGCACATATCTGCCATTTACATAGGGCAGTGTCAAGTTACCTCTACCTACCGGTAGAAATGGGGTGCTGAATGATTGATAGCCCTCTACCATTTCGGGGCCTTTTGGTTTGCTGTTAAATAGTCTTTCGTACCAAGCCATAGTTAGTCATATATTGATGTACCTGCAGGACCACTTACTACCATTCTCCCCTCCTCAATGACTACGCCTGTAGTCTGAGCTATTGTAAGGGGCAAAACGAATGCAGTTGAGCTTTCATATACCTGGTAATTGTACTGCCCTTTTAAGAGTGAGATATCTGTAGGCTCATCAAGAGTAAACAGGTTGTATCTTTCAGGGTAAGCACTTGTATCAGGAGCTGTGAATAGCTGTGGTGTGCTTGTGGTATTCATTTCATTAGTGAATACAAATAAATAGTGTGGTGTACTAACCGTAGTTACCTCACTAAGAGTTAACACGAACTGATTAATAACACCTTGATCTAAGTAAATCACACCTATATTATTTTAGCTTTGTCAAATGTTCATAAAAAAAGCCCCACCATGTGGCAGGGCTCTAATATAGAGAGGTAGAATTGCTTATATAACTCCGATTGCTTGAAGTGCTGCTGTATTCATATCAATGTTGTAAGCTAAGTAAGGGTTCTCAGCTACCAAAGTAACTGTATATTTAGAACCATCAGCTCTAGCTGTACCTGAACCCTCACCTGTAGCAGATAACTGCAAGTATGGGAAGTACCAATATAAGCCATTAGCATCAAGGATGATAGCTGTTAAGTATTGCTGTCCTGTTCCTAGGATTTTAATAGCACGAGACTTATCAGCATCTCTTCTGTGGAATACTAAGTTAACTGTCTGAGTTACAAAAGAGCTACCATTAACTAGGTCAATAGTGCTATCCTCTGTATAGTTGGATGTGTTTCGGCGAACCTCAAATGCTTGGAATAAATCACCACCCGGTTGTAAGGTGATACCTGTAATTTGCCAGGCACCTGTACCAACAACTGTAGATGGGTCAGCAGGAGTGATAGAAGCTATCTC